AACAAGATGAATAACATATTGTGGTTTCCAGTTGGTTTCAATAGGTTTTTTATATGTAATTATTGTTCTAAAACCAGATACACAGCCCATCGCCGACACCACGTCTGAATTATGTTTGTTTGTTGTTACAAACATCATAGAACTACAACCAGTCCTACAATCGGCATTTCCGTCATAAAATATTAGTTCTTTCAGCAAAATACCGATAGCATCGCCATTCCTAGAAAGCCATTCTATTGGCAATTTTTTTAATTGCCCACAAGTTTCTCTTACCCTTTTTACAAAACTCTTGTCAGAAATTCTGAAATGCACACCTGCGTTTTCTTTTCTTTTTATTGGAATTTCAACATATTTTACACCAAGTTTATTTAACAATTGGCGCACCCGTGTTATTTTTCTTTCTTTTATAAAATTAAACCCGATTACCCCAGTGGATATATAAAACCCATCGCATACAAAAGCGCAGATGAACATATCAAACAAATCAACATAATTTAACCCATCTGTTTTTATCGCACTACAAATAATCTCTTTTCTCTTACCAATAACATCTATTGCATTTTCTTTTTTATATGGTTTTTTCTTTTCTTGTAAATACACACTATTAGCAATATTGTTGCCTTTTTTTGTTTCACTAATCCTAGTGTATTGTCCGTTCTTTTTCTTTAATACCAGTTGATGTAAATCGGTAACGCATATATCAACACAGGTATTTTTTATTGTGACCATTTTTCCTGTGTATTTTTGTGTTATAAGTTCGTTTATAACATCATCTTCAATGCAACCCGAATCCATATTAAACGAATATATTTTTTCTCCAACCGATAAATCTGAATATTTTTTCCACCCATTAGCCGTCAACATTTCGGTGTCGGAATCAAAACAATGTGCGGAATACTTTGCCCCCGTCTTACTGCCCATCTTACGCAAACCACAATCCGTCAATCCATCAACATTTACCGTGCAAGCACCATACAATTCCCGAATCCTATCCGCACCCTTTAACACCCTTTCATCAAATAACATCCATAAAATATTTTCATTCGTTGTCAAAAAACTCGGGTGAACCAATTCCTTAATCTTAAAATACTTGCACCGATATTGCCTCATTTAACAACCTTTCTTGCGATATATAATCCGATTACCAATAACAAACCGAATACAGACCATTTCCATTTCAATTTTTCACTTTCTACCTTTTCAACCGCCAAATCACACGCCTTTTCACAATTCGACAATTGTTTCCGTGCCACATTGAATAATAACGCATTCGATTCCGTCTTACATTCTTCGGGTAAACCTTGCTCAATCGCATTTATTACATCTATCCCATTCTGGACAACTTCATAATATACAGGTTTTTCTTTCTGACACCCACTTAACAAAACTGTTAAAATTAACAAAATTGTAAAACGCTTCATATTCATCTCCATAATGTCACAAACAGGGGGGTAGATTGAGAATGAATGAGAGAGAATAAAAAATGCCCCCTGCTTGTTCTTTTTTATTATAGGACTTTCTTTTTTTCTTTTCAATATTTATTTATTCTTCGCCAGAAAGTCATTCAATATAGGCACTTCCGCCTCCAATAATTTTTTTAATTCTGCCTCTGTGTCTGCCAACCGAGTCCCACCGTGTCCTTGTGGCGAACCAATATAATAAACCTGTTTTGCCGCATCGGTGACCTTATACACATTAAACACATAATAATCACCCACGATTATCGAATACATAAAATCTTTTGTCACCCGCCTATATTCTCTTCTTCTTTTTGCCATTTGCCAATTCCGATATGTCCATCCCAACCTTTTCACTTATTTTCCTTATAGAAAATTGCGTGATTATTTTGAATATTCTTAATCCCGTTATATCACCAAGATTTTCGAATACCGAATAAACCTCCAATAACGCACAGGACATAAATACCAATTTTGTGATTTCCGCCCCATACATATATGATGGGAATATCAGCTTTTCGGCAACCAATACCAATAATCCCGCCAAAAAATAACTGATTATTTTCTTAACAAAAGCACCCAATCTAGCACTTTGACGAATTTGTCCACGATACGGCGCAGCCCAAAATCCCGTCAAGGTATCCGCAAGAATACAAATCAATAATCCTGCCATCGCATTGTGGACATCAGCCGTGAACGATAAAAATGCCCCACAAACCGCATAAACAATCTTTTGCGATGTCCAAGTTATTTTATACATCTATCCCCCCTTATAATCCCTTATTCCATTTCAGGCAAATCAAACAACACCGTTATGTCAGTTCCACCAAATCCATTCACAACATCCGACCACGAACCAATCACACTTTCCAAATTACTCGGGAAATGAACCTCTACCCCACTACAATTCCCCAACATATTCGTAAACATATTCCTTTCATACGATGCACCCACAAATTTTAACTTAGGGAATTTTAATACCTCTAATTTGCGACAATTATGAAAACAATACTGTAATATACCTGCCGCATCCAAGGTTTCCAATTTATCAAATACAAACTCCTCCAATTCAGAATTTCCTTGGAAAGCATTTGACAACGCAAAATCCCCATCCACAATCTGTAAATTCGGGAAAGGATTAACCGTCAATTTACAATTTCCAAACGCCGCACTAAAACAACTCGGTGCTGTTATTGTCCTTAATGAATTGAAAGAACATACCTCCAACTTACTCCAACCAAACGCCCAATTAAAACAATTTGACGCTGAACTCGATATTGTTTCAATCAAATCAAAATGTGCCTCTTTTATATTCGACTGCGCAAATACATTATCAAACGAATAACTCCCAACACCAGTTAATAACGGGGCATTAAAACTTTTCACCCCTTTATTAGACATAAAAGTATGCGTAAAAGAATACGCCCCCGCAGACGATATATTTATAACTACATCACCACCAATATTCGAAAAAATAAATTTATACGCAAACGCAAAATTACTCAAACTACCCCTTATCGGTCGCAAATCTAAATCATCACTACCCTCGGGATTCTGATACACACCATTATCATTAACCACACCCAAAACACCACTTATATCAACCCCATATCGTTTTATAGGCACGGGTTTTTCAATATACCGAATAATAGGTGTGTTTATCGAATCTACATCAATATATTTTTCAACCCGTATTCCCATATCTTATCCTCTTTTGTTAATCAATCGCCGAGATTGTCGTGACCGCTGTCGTGCAGGTATCATCACTATAAATCGTGTCATTGACTTGTGGGTCTGTCGTGCCACTTGTATAAAACGGTGTCCAATCTATAACAGGCGCTGATGTTGTTCCTGTGTCTTTTACACGCCACGCCAAAGCCGTTTGTGTGTCGTATTTTGGATTGCGTTCGTATTCAACAGTATCTGCCCCTATTAAATGTGCTGTGCTTGGCAAATCAAAAAGAATTGTGGTGTTAGTACCACCAAAGTTTGGGTAATCATACAACCCAGTAATAACAGAACTCCCAGATAAATTATTTGGGAAATGCAGTTTTACATTTGAACACCTTCTCAACATATTCATAAGACTATTAGATGCATAAAATGAATTACTATTTGTTGCAGGAAAATAAATATCTTCTAACAACGAAGAATTTTCAAAAGCACTTGCTAATGCTTGGTTACCACCCATATATTTTAACGAATAAAAAGTCATAGACACAATCTTTGACCTTTCCGCTAAATAATCCAAAGAACCAGAAATATATGCCAATGATTGTAAATTCAATGTTGTCAAAGTATCTGTTCTGGCGAATAAATAACTGTTACTACCACTAATAAATTCTAACAAAGGCATATCTGCAACTACAATTTTTGTTAAATCAAACGCCTGAACACAAGAGTATTGACCTTGTATTTTTTTTAATTTTGGACAACTAACACCGGTGACCCCAGTCGCTTGCTGGGCAAACACACCAAGAGCATAATTTCCATTTATCTCTTCTAAATCAGGGAAAGTTATAACGCCACTTATGTTTGTGTTGCTGTTATACGCATAATATAACGCATATGCACCTATTGACTTTACACCAGTAAAATCCATAATCGTTGACCCATTCTGCAACACACCATTCGCATCAACAGTTTTTTCTATATAATACTGCGGACCAGAACCGCCACCACTAACAATTATAGAATTTATAATAGCCATCATTCACTCCTTTATTCCTACAAACAAACCACATTGACGTCAATATCTGCCGTTGGTGTTGTTGTCGCTGTGAACGTCAAGGAATTAGTCGCTTGACTTGTACATAAGATACCCGCCACAACATAATCTGCCGTATCACTTGGGTCTGGCGCAACCAATACTACGGACGTACTCGTAACTCCACTGACAGTAACGGTTTGCGAACCATTAGACCACCCTGCCGCAGTTAGTGTGATTGTAGAATTGACCTTTGTCAAACGGGCTGTCGGTATTGTTCCATCAGAATCAAGCAACTTATAATTTACCCAACTATTATTTACATACGCACCAAACTTTATCGTGTTATCTTCATTGTTTGTGCCGCCATTTATTTGAACAGCCCCTTGTGCCGTTGCTTTCGCAGACGAACCAAGTGCCAAACTCCATTGTGCCGTTGCTTCTGTTCCATACCCACCAACAGCCGTTGCCTGTGTCCCTTGTGCTTTTGCGTTAGAACCAATAGCAACCGTTTGTGCCGAACTAGCAACAGACGAACTTCCTATGTTTATAGCACCCATACTTGACGCTGGTGTTCCAAGCAAAGTAAGGTCTGCCAAACTTGTCGCTGTATTCTGTAATGTTGGGCTTGTCACGCTGATAACACCACTTGTGATGTCAATACCTGTGCCTGCGGTATAACTTGAACCACCACCACCTAACTGAACTTCTGTCCAAGAATATGTCGAACTCGCAGTTATTTCGGTTTCAAATGATACAACATCTCCATCTTCGGGCGTTCCTGTAAATGTAAACCCTGCTTCTTCATAATCCGACTGATAAATCTGGAATGTACCAACAGTATTGTTTTCTGAATCCTTACCTACAAAAACCCACAAAGCACCTGTATTATCGTATGTCATCGTTCCAGAAACAATTTCCGTAATGTCCCCTGTGATATATTCAGAACACAAATCCGCAACCGCACCAGAAGTCGCAGTTACAACCGTGCCACTTATTGTCGCAGGTTGAAAAGTCGTTGTATCTTCATATACAGTCGTCACTTGACATTCATAAATATACCCGTGGGTGTAATTTACATCTGTTTCACCCGAATACATATAAACGTTACCCAAATTACTAGAACCTGCTGTCGGTAATACCGAAGCCTTATTTACAACCTTTGTGGTGTCAACATCGCCACCACCACCACCTACAACACGAACCGCCAATTTGCCATTATCATCACGAGTATAAACATCATCATAAGAACTCGCAGGATTATCACCCGTGCTTTGAACTGTTCTAACCGCCAATTCATCATTATCATTACGGGTCAAAATATCATTTTCATACGCCATTTGTAAATCCTTTCCTTTTATTCCATTTTGCCATATTCTTTTGCTTTTTTCAATCACAACAATTCACTAAAACGAATTATCCTAAATTGTGCATTCCCTGAGGTCGAAACCCCTAAAAACCCAGACCCAGACACCTGCTGACTCACATAACAATTATTCCAGAAAGTGCTAACCCCCGAATATTCATTGAACGGGTCTGTTGGTAATACTTGCGTATAAACCGTTGATAAATCATCCTTATCCAATAAATACAAGGTCACAACACCATCCAATACTGCCGTTGACGGATACTGAACTACATAATAATAATCCCCATTCCTGCCGATTACCTTATATGTCATCCCAGTGGTCGCTATGGTTTCCGAACTATAAACAACACTCAACGATGTCTTATCCACCAATTTCACAGCCGAACCCCCGACAACGATATTTCCACCATCCACAAACATCATATTATATGCCGTTGAACTGACCTTTGACACACTAGCCGTTCCAATAGTCCAAGTTCCCCCATCTGTCGCATACGACCCAAAACCCGAAAATGTCCCATACCACGCACTATTCGAATATTGCACCCCGACATACGATAACCGTGGTCCATAATTTGAATCCGATACACTTGACGGCCGATGCCCTACCGAATACGCAGTTGCCCCATCAACATAAAACTTTGTCCCATATTGACGGCCTAAAGTTTGTGGCTGAACAAACACCCTTGTCAATGTTTCATATTCGATACTTGAACTACCAATATCACCGATTATGGTTTTCCCCGCTGTTGTATAACTTTTTTCCACCGATACAACACCATCACTGAAAGAACACCCCAGACGATTTAACACACGAGAATCATAATTATAACCATAAAACACCAATTTGCTACCATCACTTAAATAAGTGTTGTTCCGCAAATCATACCCCCAACCTACCGTCTGAACCACAACGGGCAAACTTAAATTACTGATATCCAATCTTGACACATTAGGATTGGCAGACCCTACACCCGCCATAGTTGCCCAAGTTTCACCAATCGACACCAATCTGTTATAATTTGTTAATAATCCATTACCAACGATATAATCCAAATGCACTCCTGGCTGTCCCCAAAGCATTTTCTTTTCACCATTGATAAATATCCACGCTTTATCCAATACCTCTTTCTGCCCATTCAAGAAAATTACTGGCTTATGGATAGTTGAATCTATCTGCTTCATTACACCATTGATACACACTTTAACCGCCATCATAACCTCCTATGATGCCAATATGCAATATATCGTTCCATCTACTCCTGTTTCGGGTTCGCTATCCACAATTTCAATATTCCGAACCTGTGCCACACTTTGGTCACTTAATGTCCCCAACATCGCCATCCCCATAGGACTTAATGTCAACGGTTGCCATTTTGTCGTGTCCGTCAAATCACTTTCGGTATTATTCGCAACTAAACTTTGAACCAGATACTGCGGAACACCACTATCCACATACCACAATACAGCCCCTAACGGATATCCACCAATCTTGGTCGATACCGAATTATCAAATGTCGTATATTGACCTTGCTGAATCGCATAGGCATAAGCCGTAAATATTGTCCCCATACCATTAAAATCCAAACGGTTAGGCGGAATACCACCATCGGGAATTGGTGTCGATGTCACAGACGGAAAACCATCCTGATAACTCGCACGATTTGTCCCTGTCGATTGTTCGGGAATTGGACTCTGTGTCTGCCCACCACTAGCCCAAATTCTCGGTATCAATGGCAAAGTTATAAAAGCACCCATTTTCTACTCCTTTCCTTATCCTTGATAGAATGTTCCATTATTAAAATTACCCCCAGGATTACCATATTCGTCCGTTTGACCCTCAAAAGTCAACACCTTTGTATAATCTGTCGGTGTCGTTTGCATATTATATTGAACCCCTGACGGTCTTGGCAAAAATATATCCGCATACGGACTTTCGAATAATACCGCAATTTCAGGGTCAATCCCATTCAATACACTTATATCCACGGTCATATTCCCATTATCTTTTACCGTCACTATCAAATCAGGGAATAATATATGGAAAAATTCATTCAACGCCCTTGCCGAACCATCAAATGTCAATAAATATATCCTTGCCCGCAATAATAACCGATACTGCTCATCCGTAAACTCTTTCTGCACACCCTCATCATCATATACTGGTCTCGGCACTTGTAATAATGCACCCCAAACACCTAAACCAAAAGTATTCGCAGTTTCAATATTCAATATATCACGATTAAAATCCGTGAAAAAATCCCGAACATTTTCATCCATAAATACTTGCTGATTTTCCACAATCGACTTTAACCTTTCAGCATCATTATATTGCCACAAGACAACAGGGCTTAAATCACACGAAAAATCAAAATTCGCTACTTTCATTATATCACCGTCACAGTTATATTGTTTGCTGTTATAGAACCTTTTTCTGCCACATCCAATGTCAAAATAGACGCAGATGGCGTATCCCCCGATTCTGCAACCTTACAATCCCTTATAAATATTTCAGGCAAAGTATTCGATACTGCCGCACTTATTTCAAACGGCGACACATCCATCCCTATTTTCAGACCATCAACCTCATCATTTTTACCATTTGCCCAATTCACAATCGCATTCTTAACATCCGATTCCAAATCCGAACCAGTATAATTCTGACGGGCTACCGTTATTTCTACAACCAAATCCACAATTTTGGGTCTTGCAAATTTCACCGTATAACTTGTCCCGTAAATTGGGTCTAAAACCGTCCTTGATACAATTTCAATATCAGGGTCGGAACTTGTCGAACAATACCCAGCACCAATCGTTTTCTTATTATATAACACCTGTGCAATTGCATCCTCATCCCCGCCATCCACAATCGCCAATATGCTATGTGCAGGAACGGTTATATCATCCACTAACACAGAAGATGCCGAATAATTATCATATAAATATGTTCCCACAACCCCATCTATCTGTTCCAAGTTTGCCCTTATCGCACTTAATACCGCAATACTATTGACATTTAATGAATTTTTAATCCTTATTCTGAACTCTGAATCCGTTTCCAATTCACGACCCAAAATAGGATTGGCAGGGTTGTTAGCCGTTTCCAACCCATTCACCGCATCCAATATAATGGTTAATGTATCGGCAGGACACGGCACAATACCTTTCTTTTCCGCCCTAAAAGTCGCATTCAATGGCGAACCTATAACATAATCCTCCGTGTTTACAAATATTTCACCACCTGTCGTTTTTAACCTTGTCCCCTCTGGAACTATCGTTCCTGACACCCCACTTAAAACTACACTTGTCGTTGTATAAGTCGCAGGTTGACGGCTTATCAAAAATAACGAACCTAAATCATCCAATACAAACCCATTCGCAGTATTCAGATTCAACATATTACTTACAGCCACACACGCCTGAATCGTGAATAACCGACTCCGACTTATCATTTCAATCAATCTACCTTGAACTGTTTCAGGGCTGACATCAAGGTCATTCCCAAATACCGCCTTAAATTCATTTTGGACATCCCCCAACACCGAACTTGTATCAGGAACTATAACCCCACGACCTGTCACATAATCATAATACTCAGCCATATTTTACCCCTTAATTTCAATTTCACCCAAATCAGTTTCTACCACCAACTTAAACAAAAACTTGTTTTCTTCAATATTATACCGATAATCCACAATCTTTTTTACAAAATCCACACTGTTTATTAACCCTAAAAACTGCGATTCCCACATATTAACATTCAGATTCCGACCCAATAAATATCCTAACCAATTTATCCCACGACTTAATTCATACGGATATTCATACTGTTGCAACCGAATACGATTAACCAAATGCTGACGATATGCCTCTACCCCCGTGGCGACTTTGATTTGCCCCACAGAATCCAACATAATATCATTGTTATCATCTGTTATAAATCCTATCATTAATTCACCCCACCACTTGTCCAAGTCAATGGACTTACATTTTTCCCAGTATTCGTGTCAACGGTCACCTCACCAATACCCGCTGTCACATCGTGATTATGATTTTTCCAATTTACACCATCAATCACAACACTGGCATTATCTGTCGTTTCTATTATAACCGAATCCGCTTTTATTTTCAATGTATCGTTTCCAATTACTACCTTTGACGAACCATCTTTTGATTGGACAACCAAACACCCATCATCATCCGAACTTATATTATAATTTCCAATCGCATCAGGAACAAAATACCCAAACGCATATTCGTGACGATTATATGTATTCTGCCTCTGCGGTTTCGACATATCATTCAAAAACAAACTAGGGTCTAAATCCCCCGCTATTATCCATCCTGTATCCCCCACCGATAAAGGAACAGATACTACTATCCCGCCACCACAAGGGCTGTGAACGGGCAACTTTATATCCGCCCAATCAACAGATTCCCATTTACTGTTTACCTGTTGAACGGCGGGGGTCACAATAACCCTATCCCTACTTACCACTTTACTTACAATCGCAGGAATACAGGTCTGCACATTTTGCAGATATTTTTTTATAGCCGCAATTACAAATCCTTGAATATTGTCAATATACGGGTTAAAATTCACATTTACATCATCCATTCGCATTACTCTTAAAATTACTTATATTCGCCAATTCCAATGTCGAATACCACGATTTACCACGCAATTCACCATCGTGGGTTATTCCCATTACATAATAATCCCCATTCAATATCTTGACCCTTTCACTCTTCACCGATACCAAATCACCCGGCTTTACCTTATTCGACATCAATATCGTCACACTACAACCCGTTCCTGTCGGTCTCGGCAACCCTATCATCCCCGTTTCCTTGCTGATTACCAACTTCCTTTCTTGATTCTGAACCGATGGCGACCATACATTTATTTGCCCATTATTTACATTTATAGCCACCATTTGCGGGTCTGCCGATATTCCCCCTAACATCTCTTGAACCTTTTCTAGCAATTCCATAGGTGACCCCGTAAAACTCCAATCCTTAATCGATTTATTTAATAACTGATTATTCGCCCTCAAATTACTATCTATATTTACAGGATACCCCATTTCCTTCCCCGCACGGTCTATCAAATCAATAACCTTAAAATCACTCTTTTGTAATTCTAAATTCACACCCTGCCATTTCATATCCGATAAACCACGAATCTTCAATACAACATCAGGATAACCCTCGGGCTTCGCCTCAAATACTTGACCGCTGAATAACAACCCAACATCATCCGAATACCCCGCATATAATTGAATCAAATTCTGCTTTTGGGCTAGCGTCTTAACCGTTGTCGATAAAAACTCCAAATCATCACGATTCAAATTATATACATCAATACTCGCCTGTGACGATACCCCCGATTGTAAATATATCTGAACCCCAAACCGTAGATTCAACCCTGCCAACTTCTTTTGCAACGCAAAATTACCGGCATCTAAACCGTTTTTTTCAGGAAAAGTTATATAAGCAACCCGCTTACGCATCCGCTTCCTCCGCTGTATAGAATAATAATTCTTGCGTGTTTCCAAAATTCCGATAATTCGGATATTCCCCATCTATACACTTAAACAAAAACTTTCCACCCAAACCAACATAATTATACGGATTCACATAGGTGTTTGGTGAACATAACTGCGAATTAAACAATAATTCATCATTCGCCCATACCGACATATAAGTTAATCCTTGTATTGTCCGCAACTGAACCCGATACATCACATTATCTATCAATACATCGAACATCTGATTCGGGATTTTATCTAAATCTATCTTAACCATTCTGTGCCTCCAATGAACGACTTACCGCCTCACCCAATGTTGTCGAATACCGCTTTTGATTCAATATCGCTGTATCGGTATCATCCATAACCCTAGCACCCGTTTCGGTTATCCCCTTTTCAACAACATCTACACTTTCATAAGTCGGGGCTACCTCCATAATCTGCCTTAATCTCAATGCGATAACGGGTCTATCCACCGTTCCGTGTTCCAATTTATACGGCATCGCACTTATAACCATATCCGAATACACCCCGAACTTCGTCAACATAACGATTTTTTTCTTTTCCTTATAATATTTCATTACCTCTTCAAAAATCGTTGTATAAAACGCCGTTGGCATCACAATATTCAATTCCGCACTTACAGGATTGATAATTGACGCATCAGTGATAACCTGACCTGTTTCAATAGGATGGTCGCATAAATCCGAACTTATATCCACATTTACATCCTGATAACTGATACCCCACATATTAAAACCATTAATATCCGATAAATAAGGAACATCCATCCCAGTAAATAATTCTTCAAGGGTTTGCTTTTGGACATAATCTTGAACCGTTGGATATAATATCATTCCATCCGCCCGATTCAACATTTCCGAAAACAATTCCGACTTAATATCCTTAAAATCTTCCTGCTTATACAAAACAACTGCCCGTTGGTCGATTACAGACCCCACAACAGTTTCCGCCAACACCAAAGGATTCTTAAATAAGTTTGCCATCCTTATCCCCCCTTATTTCCTCAAACTAGACAACATAGCCCCTGTCGGTTCCATTGTCCTAGGTTGAATCACTATATCATTAGGATATGTTCCCGCCTTAACCGTAACTGGCGAACCATAATTGTTTGTTGTATTACTCGATAATTGACTAACTGGCGTTGACGCAATATTCATTAAACTTTCTATGCCCCTGAATAACATCCCCGCATATCCGCCTTTATCAGAATCACCACCATACTTTTTCATAAACTCTTCCGATGTTATCCCATCTTTCTTAAATAATACATCCCAAGCATCAGAAAACCACGACATTGTTCCCAATAACTTACCGCCAACCCATTGAACTATCGGCAACATAGCATCTGCTATCGCCTTTAATGCATCATAAACCTCTTTCAATTTATTCGGTAATTCTTTGGCAATCCATTTAGCCGCTTCTTCAACCCATTGGGCAATTTTTCCCGAATTTTCACCAACCCATACCCCGAATCTCTTAACTAAATCCTCTAACGGTTTCTGCAACGGCTCTAACGCTTTATATAAATCTGCCAATGGTTTCGTCAATTGCAAATCTAACTTCTGCCAAAATTGACCCCATTCTAACTTTTCTACCCTTAAAGCTTGGACATCTTGCAACCGTTCTGGTTCTCTCGATAATA